CGTGCCTCCCTCCTCGATGGTTTTCAGGATCTCCCCGTGCAGGTCCTGCAGCAGATCGGCAGAGGCAATGCGCGACACTGTGAAGGCCAGGCTGTCCGCATACGCGCCCACCTCCGCTACCAGGGCCTCGTATTCCGCTGCGCTCATCGGGATCTTGTCCCGGAAGAATTCCACCGCCTCGCTAAACGCCATCCCTTTCATTTTTCTTTGTGCCCTCTGTGCCCTCTGCCTGCCCCGTTAAATGCGGAGCCTATTTAACTGGGGTGAGAGATATTCATGCCCATGCCCCCGCGATAAAATCCGCTATCGAATTGTTGAGATAGTCCACGTCCGCCTCCTCCGCGTACATATACGGCCGCGCCGGGATCTCAACGGATTTTTTTAGAATAAACAGCGGCACGATATCGTCCCTGCCCTTCTTCCGGAAGATAATCCCCTTTGCCACAAAGGTATCGGCAAAGTCCGCGGCCCGCAGCGGCACTCTCTTATCGGCGGGGCCGCCCGGAAACGGGATGGTCAAAAACTGCTTTTTTTTGGGCCTGATCGTCCCGCCGTAATGGTGTATGGCCGCGTAATCCACCTCGCCCGGGCCGCCTCCTGCGGAGATCTCGGCCGTGCCGGCCGTCTCCTCGTGGGTCAGGCTGGCCTTGAGCCTGCCCGTTCTCTCCTTGAGCGCCTGGCCGGACAGCCGCTTCGATATCTTTCTGACCATGCGCTCGCCGAAATCCGCCAGGGGCATCTTGAGATCCCGCGCCCTGTCGCCCAGGTCATCCAGAATCTTGATGATTATTTCCTCGCCGCCGATTCGTAACGTCAGCTCCACTACTTACTCCCCTAGGGTCCCGAAGAAACACGGAGGCCGCTGGGTGCCCCCGGAACCGCCTTCGTAAATTCGAAAGGGAGCGAATACTCCGACCACCCCCAGATATTACCCGCCTTGGCCCTCACCGTGTATGTGCCGTCGGCAAGCCCGGCAAGGTCATATTTCATGGATCCATCCGGCTGCGCTGTAAAAATGGCGCCGTCAGTCCCGTTGATCTCCAGGACATATTGCTCCGCGCCGGCCTGCGGATCGCAGACCAGGAATGGATTGCCAAACGCCAGTGCCGGAAACAGAAGCGCCAGAGCCAAAAGCCCCAAAACCGAGTAAAATAATGATCTCATGTGTTCCTCCTTCCGGGCCGTAGGCCCATCCAGGCCGGAGGCCTTTGTCAATTTTCAATTTTCAATTTTCAATTTTCAATTTTTTCCTTCCCTTTGCCGCGTCCGCCGCGCCGGCCAGTGCCGCGGTGGCCAGGGCGTCGCGCAGCAGTTTTTCCAGGTCCTCCGGGTCCAGGTCCTTGTATATGTCAAAAATCCGGTCCCGCACTTCCTCCAGGCTCGAGCTGGATTCGATCAGTTTCCGGATCGGCGCGTCTATCCCTTCCCATGCCGCGTCCGCAAGGCCCAGGGAATCGTCCGCGAGCTCCTCCAATTCCTCCTGCTCTGCGTCAAATTGAGGCCCAGGGTCGTCTTTTGCCTTGAGTCGGGTATGATTAGACGTTTTTGCCCCGGTTCTCGCAGCCTGGGCCGGATTTAAACGCTTCATAGCCATCTGGCCGGGCGTCACGGGCTGTAAAATCGTCTGGTCGTCTTCCGGCAGCGGGATCCCGAACCGGTCGCTCACGTGCTCGGCGGAAACCGGCTGGCCGAATCCGATCACGTTTTTGTATACCTCGCTCAGGCTCTTGAGATCCTCCCGCTCGTTCCAGATCGCGGCATATCCGGGTACCGGCGTGTCCCATCCGAAGTTGAATCCCACCATCGGCCGTATCAGCTGGTACCGCACCGTGGCGGCCACGGTCCGGGTGTCCGCCTTGGCCAGGTCGATCCGCACCTCGTTGTGGGTCCTGGCTGCCGCGTAAGACCCCACGTCGCCCACGTCCGCGGTCAGGGTCTGGCCCAGCAGGGCCTTGGAGATCTCCTTGGCGCAGAAAGCGGCCATCGTCTCGTACGGGTTCTCCCCCCTGGCCCCGTGCTTGACCGCCTCCACAAATTCGATCTCAGTATTTTTGGAAATGATCCCGGCCGCGTCCGAGCCCAAGGATTGTATGGCCGTGACCAGGGCGTCTTTATCTTCCTGGCCCGCGCCGGGGTCGTATCTCCCCAGCCTGAGGGGCATGCCGAACACCTCCAGAAATGCCATCCAGTCCTTGAGCGAGTAATTGCGAAAAAGAAACATCCACGCGCACACCCGGTATATCCCGGACCGCGCCGCGTGGCCTGCCTTGCCCCCGTAGCGGTGAAAGAGGATCTTCCAGGCCGGAATCTCCTCGCCCATCATGTTGTCGTCCGAGATCAGGCGGGGGTATTTCCGCAGGTACCCGGTGGCGTCGGTAAACAAAAACCGTTTCTGCTCGATAAACTCCAGGTCGGTCGGCATGGCCTGGCCGGAGGAGGTATCCCAGTGAATCTCCAGGGCCGAAAAACCCTTGCCCACGCTGTCCTGGAGCGAGACCAGGGTATCGTCCCAGTCCGTGACATTGTCGAAATATTCCTGTACGAACTCCGTCACCTTCACGTCGCGGCTGTCTTCTGTGGCCGGCGAAACCCGGAACTCCACGTCCAGTATGGCGTTTCTGCGCTTCTCCGCCTCCCCAAGGAGGTGCGCGTCTTTTTCCTCCATCTGGTCGAAGAGCTCGGCCTGTCTCTGCACGTTTCCGGAGTCCGCCTCTTTGAGGAGGGTGGTGAGCCGCTGCGGGGTCAGGCCCGCGCTCACGTACTCCCGCCACGAATCCAGAACCGGCGCCGCTGCCAGGGGCCGCCGCTCCGGAGTCTTCATCGTTTTGATTTCCCGTCCGAACTGATCCAGTATCATCACCACGTCCCCTTGACGCCGGCGAACCGGCGCTTTGATATGGTTTTGTATTCCACAGGGCCGCCGCCCATGTTTATGGATTTATAATGTCCCAGTGCGAGCGCGATCGCCGCGTCTCCGTGCCGCATGAACTTCGGGTTTTTTGTATCGCTGACCGTCAGCCTGGGCAGCTTGATAATGCCGTCGATCAGCTCGAGCGCGCGGAGGTCGTTTTTTATGTCCGCGTCGCGCGGCAGGTCGATGGTCTGCTCTTCGAAGGCGTCCTGGAAGGGCACCATATGCTCCCTGTACCAGGCGTCATTCAGGGTTATCTCCTCTATCAGGGGCCGGCCGTATTTGTCCGCCGTGTATTCCGCAAGCGTCAGCCCCGGCCCGGTCGCATCCATCGCACCGCCCCGGAATTTCGGGAAGCTGCCGATCATGTACCAGAGTATTTGCTCCTGTTGACGCGACGGCACATTATGCATCTCCACCAGAAAGGGGCATTTCCGCACCAGGTTTTTCAAGATCTCCAGGGGGCCGATAACGGAAAAATTGCCGTACCGCGCGAAGTCCTGCCCGAAAACGTGATCGAGCGTTTTGTCCAGCCCCTTCATGAGAGGCGCGAGGTGGATCCGGATCCACTCGTCACACCATGATTTTCTGTACTTCTCCCCCTTGAGGGCGAAATTATTGTCCAGGGCCAGGCGTATGATCGGCCTGGCTTCTTTCATGCATGCCTCGATCAAAATACCGGGGATGGCCACCCCCGATCCTTCCCTGGGAATGGCGTCCAGCTCCTCTTTCATGGCCGCCTTGTTGGCCCCGTATGCCCCGCGCACACGCTCGTACCATTCCTTTTTCCCTTCGGGCGTCGGGGTCCATCCCTTGACCATGCAGACCCGCTCGTACAGCCCGTTTTTAACGGCGTCATCGAACGTCACCCTGAATATCCTGAAGGCGAACAGTCCGGCCCTGGTGTCGTGAATCAGCTGGTTAAACGGGTTCTTGTCGCCGTTGTGCGTGCTTATGATGCGGATGTCCCCGCCCCATATGATAAGGGCCAGGGTGGAATCGATCACGGCCTGCACGTTGAGGTGAAACGCCGCCTCGTCTATGTTTACCTTGCCCTGCAGTCCCCGGATGCTCGCGGGCCTGGACGATAGCGCCACTATCTGAAAACCCGATGCGAACCTGATCCGGTAGCTGGTAATATGTTTTGAAGATCCGTCCGGCTGCTGATCCTCGAACAGGAACACCTCAATGCCCTGCCATCCCTCCGCCATAGCCGCCGCCATGACTCTGGCCATGTGGGCGCAGTAGCCTATATACTCGAGACCTTTTTCCCTGGTGTCGCCGATGTAATAGACGTTATCCCCGCCCGCGATTTTTTGACTCGAAGCGGTGATCGTATCGTCCAGGGCCGTGGCGAACGTGATGCCCGTGCGCCGCCCTTTTTCACAAAGATTAAGGGGATGCTCATGAATCTGTTTGATCCATCCGGCCTGGTGCTTCATGAGCACACCTTCAGCCAGGGGATCGTACCCCTCCGGGATCTCCCGCACGCTGGAAGGCAATTCATCCCAGCTTAATATGCGCTCGACATCTCCGGGCCGGTCAGTCATCACGCGACTCCCAGTACCTTTTTGCGCCAGAATTCGGCCTGATCGCTGCTCAGGCCCTGCTCCGCGGCTGCGCTGTCAATGGCGTTTGCCGCGTCCTCGAGCGCCCGCTTCCTCGCTGCACTCTCCATCTCCGTCTGCCACTTTTTCTGCCTGACCGCGGCCTGTGCCAGCTTGGCAACCATCTGGCCGATCCTGGGCAGGCTCTTGTTGTCGGTTTCCAGCTCAACGAGCAGCTCGAACGTTTTGGTTTGAACCAGCCGGATAATGGCGTCATTCATGGCGCCCGCGTCATCCTCCGAGGCCTCCGCGATAGCCTTGGCCTGGTCCGTGGCCACCTTGAGCGCCCGCAGCCGGTCCTCGAACTTCTTCCCGTACCGGTGCACGCTGGACTTCCCGATCTCGTATCCCTGTGCAGCCAGCCATTCGGCCAGCCCTTCGTACCCGGCAAACCCGCCCCGGATCAGTTTTTTCTCCAGCTCCTGGCGTATTTCCTCGGGTAATAATTCCACGCTCGATCGCTGCATGATTAACTCCCTACCAGTACTTCGCCGGGCGGGCGATTCCGGGCAGGCACTCGACTGTATACTCCGCCACGTCAACCCCGTGGTGCGTCAGACTCACGTCCCAGCACGTCGTATCCTTGCCGCTGATCACTATCAGCTTGCGGTCCGCCAAATAATCCAGCTCCCGTCTCAGCTCCCTGGGAGTGGCGGACATGTCGTCTCCGGCCACCTTGGCGATGAGGTCTTCCGGCACGGGATAGGGCCGCCCCACGTTCAGGGTCTGCAGTATCCTCCAGCGCAATACCTCTATGCGTTTTTTCTCCAGGTCCATCATCCACCTCCCTGCTCAGCTGGTTCTACGGGTCGATGTGCAGGTTGATGCACAAACTCCCATATCGCGTCTATTTTTTGCTCGATCTTGCTGAAGCTCATGATCCAGTCCTCGCGGCGGACATACTCTATGGGCAGCTTTTCCTTGAGGGCTGCCAGCTCCTTGCGCAACTCATTGTGACGGTCGCCCTGTTTGATTACGCTCTGCTTTATGTCCCGCAGATAAATCACCGCGAGCGTCAGCAGCGCCGAGAACACGCATCCCACGATTACCAGGGCGATCTGCGCGGTCATGATTTACCTCCCTGAATTGCCTTGATAGCTCCCTCGATCAAACCGGCCTTATGCTCTCCCGCCTTTGCCCTTTTTTCTTTTCCCCTGTCCCACACGGCCACGCCCAGGATGGAAAGCCAGCCCAGCCAGATCCACTGAGGCACGTCCGGCACCGCCTTGCCGAGCAGAGGAAGGAGGAAATAGATAAGAATTACTGCCAGAGGATAGGCAAAACCGTTAAACGGCCTCCAGGAATACTGCGGCCACCGGTCGCTTTTCGACTCTGCCTGCATGGTGGCATTCACGGTTGCGAGTTTTGCAGCGTCGATCTGTGCCAGGCTCACCTCCCGTTCAATCGCCATTTTTTGCAGTTCGACATAGAGTTTCGGGTCCGCCTCTATTTTCGCGGCCACGGCTTCGATGTCCGACTCGCTGTCTCCTGTGACCGCCCTCATGAGCCCTTCCAAAAGCGTTCCTGAGCCGGGTACAAAAAGATTCGCGACCGTAGGAGCAATCGCCTTGATCCCGTCCGCTATCTTGCTGAATGCGCCCATATCTTCACTCCCTCGGATTCTTCACAGTCCGGTATACGCCTTCGTAGAGCCCGACGCTGGAAGCTCCAGCCATCAAGCCGAACAGAACGTAATCTATGACGGTTTTGACCGTGACAGCCTCCGCGTTGTACAGCATGGCCACGAGGCCGATCAGAATGCCCCCGCAGATCGCTATGAGCGCCTTCCACTTGTCCGGTATCGTCCCGAATAGCTTATAGATGATGCCGAGCACGATGCTCAGCAATACCGGCACGCTGTAGGCCCCTATTGCGATTTCCATGATGCCTCCTTTTTTAGGTTACGATTAGATAGATAGCCCCGATGATTATGGCAAGAACCACGAGCACCAAGGCTATGTCGAGTATAGTTTTGAGCATAGCCTTAAGAAATCCATGA